TCTGTTCAATGCCAAGCTATAAGACTTGAAGATAACAAGTTAGTTAAAGGAACTGCTGTATCTATGAAAATGGCACAACAAGAAGGTTGGACTACAAAAAATAAAAAGTATCAATCAATGCCAGAAATTATGCTTAGGGCGAGAGCAGCTACATTTTTTGGAAGGCAATATATACCTGATCTTTTGTTAGGTGTTCAAACTAGCGAAGAGATTGTTGATATTGAGCCTATTGATGTAACTGATACTGTAGAACCAGAAGTTGTACAACAGGAGAAAAAAGATGACTTCGGATTCTAAAAAAGAGTTCTTAACATCTCAAGAGCTTGCCGATAGATGGCAAGTTCACCTTAGTTCTATTAATAGATGGAGAAAAGAAGGTAAACCTCCAAGCTACTATTCTATTCATGGAAAAATCCTCTATAAGTTGGCTGAGATAGAGGATCTCGAATTAGCTAAACGTCAATCAAACAATTAAACAAATGGATTACGCAGAACCACTTTTTAAATTAAAACTTGCAATTTTTTCTAATACAGAGGACGACCATAAAAGAGTTTATGGTGAAAATTATGACCCAAACAAAAATTATCCTAGATATTCTGGTAATTTACAAATACCTGAGTCTGAATTAATCAAATTTATTGATTATTTACAGAAGTGTAAGACTGATCCTAATGAATATTATGGAGAACCAGTAGTCCCTATTAAGGTAAGTGGATGGCTTACAGAATCAAGTGGTGGTAAAAAATATCAGGCTTTAACAATAGAACCTGTATATGCAAAACAAAAAGAAATAGAAGAATCTGGATCTAGTGATAGTGCGAGTCCCGAATGGAAAAGCAGTCCAAAAGTTCCAGAAAACAAAGAAGATGATTTCCCCTTCTAACTATGTGGCAATAGGTTAGCGAATACTGCTTGTAAATACCTGTGTAAGTCCACATTTACGATTTGTTGACATCTGTTGTCTTCTATTCCGTTAATCTAACATCATAGTTTGCCTGTACTTAACAGGCACTTATAACTTATT